CCGGAAATAGCGCGGAAGCGGTTCTAAAGACCGGAAAGGTTCATCGCGCGGTTTTAGTTGATAACTTCTCGCTCATATGGGGCGGAATTAAGCAATCAAAGCAGAAAGTCGAAGCGCGATTGCAACCGTTCGACGGACATTTTGAAGTGATGGAAGGTGATGCGCGGGTGATCGTTCCTAAACTCTCCGAAACTTTCGACATCGGTTTTGTTGATGGCGACCACGAAGCCGACAGTTGCCGGATTGATATGATGAATATGCTGCCGCTATTGCGCGAGGATGGAATCATGTTTGTGCATGATGTCGGCAATGCATCGTTCAATTACTTGCTTCCGGTGGTAGGCGCATTCGCGCGGGATAACAAACTAACAATCAAGTTGCACGACGTTTCCGACGGTCTTGCGGAACTAACGAGGATTTAACTATGTCAGCAGGGCCAAGATGGATCACCGAATCAGAATCGCAAAGCGAAGAAGACGTAAAGCTATACACGAAGACGCTTACCAACGCTGAAATTATCGCGCTGCCATCGACCGGAGTTGAAATAGTAGCCGCACCCGGTGAAGGCTTTTTACTAGTCCCGATTGCGGTTCAATATGTTCTTACAATCGTTGAGGGATATACGGGAACTACTAGCGCGTCGTGGGTCTTAATCCGTGGCAACATTTACGCATCCACGCTTACCCTCGTTGAAACATTCTTGGCTGCTTCTGATGGAGCTGGTGTGTATTCCAAGAATGGCGGCGGGGTATATATGGAGGTAGGCAGCGGCGACTTTGAAGGCGCTGTTACAACCGGAGGCTCATTCAACACCCCGATATCGCCATTCGATAATCTTCCGCTCACATTGAAGGACGATTACATGGGCGTTTCAAATTATGGCGGGGGCGACGCCGGAAATTCACTCACAGTAAACGCGTGGTGCGGAAAGGTCGCATTAACTTAGTATGAGCTGGGAAGTTCTAACAACCGAAGACGTTCTGGCGAATTTCACAGTCGCGGAAGCGTCGTCGATTCGTTCCGTCATGGGAAGCGGCAGCGGTTCAGGTCTGCCGTTCGGTAACATTGACGAGATTGTTGGAACGGCGATTGACGAGGTTCGAGGTTACATCATCGCTGGCGGTTACGCTTTGCCAGCAACGCCCGACAACGTGATTCCGGTTGGATTGTTTGACGACGCGATTGCAATAATCCGTTGGCGGTTATTGATTGCGGTTCCGAATTTCCTGCAACTACAGACCGAACCACGACGGCAAGCATTCGAGGAAGCACTCAAAAAGCTGTTTCTCGTTTCGCAACAGAAGTTTGCGATTGAGCCGGACGTATCGCCAACAAGCCCGCGAACTGGTCAATGGAACTCGGAAAACAAATTACTCATGGCCTCGCATCCGATCCCGCGACCCGGCACGCAATTTCAACCACAGATCAACACTTACGCCAATCCGAACGCGCCGTTTGATGATACGAACACGCTCAACAGCGGCACGCTCGTCGTTGACACGACATATCGCATTATTATTTACGTTTCCGGCGACGATTTCACCAACGTAGGCGGCTCGAACATCACGGGCGCGGTTTTCATAGCTACCGGCACAACGCCAACCGTCTGGACAAACGGATCACAGCTTCAGGCGTTATGACCGAAAAACTTTCGCCAATTGAGCGAGCACTTGTCGCTTCGGCGTCCATGCCAGCCCACGCAGCGCGGCAGGTGCTCATGCTCATTTGCTCGGCGGGAATGACGACCGACAAACCCGTTCCGCAGTTTCAGCAAAGCGAAGAAGGAGCGGCGCACTTCGACAAGCGACGAAAGTTCATCGACCGCATGAAATCGGCAACGGATCGGTGTTTGAATTACGCGAAACACGAAACGCTCCGAAAAGTTGAAAAACATTTCCGAGACAATCCGAGTTTCATCGCGTCAGCCGACGAACCGAAAAACCTATCAGAATCGCTCACGTTTGACCGGAAGTTGTTCGCGGATGAATTGATTGCCGCGCTGAAAGAAGAGCAAGCAGCAGCGTTGCAGCGCGCGGGGCAAGGGCTTTTCGACGAAGTTAAAGAGGCTGATCCGTTCAAACTGACCGATAAACAGGTTTTCGCCTTTATCAAGAACCGGGAGAACCTACTAGCCAACGTGCCCGACGAGATTCACGCGACGATCATGCAGACGATCCACGAAGGATTGGAGCAAGGCGAAGGTCGCCGCGAACTCATGCAACGGATCAGCGCAGCCTTCGACGAGATTGGCCGTGGTCGCGCCGAAACGATAGCGAACACCGAAACCGCAGCCGCGTTTAACTTCGCACGCGAGAAGGCAATGAAAAAAGCGGGCGTGACGCACAAGAAATGGTTGCACTCGATGTCTCCCCTAATCAAAGAACCGCGACCGACGCACCTCGAAGCAGACGGTCAAATCGTGCCGATTGATGAACCTTTCGATATCGGCGGCGTGGCGATGCTGCGACCCGGCGACGAATCAGCGGGGCCGGAAGAAATCATTAACTGCAATTGCGTAGCGATTCCGGTTGAATCGCCGTTGCAATCCGAACACCTTGAAAAATGAGTGTCGCAATCACAATCCAGCTTTCACCGCAAGCGATTGCGCTTTCCGACAAATTCAAACGCGCTCCGACAGAGTTCCCGCGTGCAATCAAGCGCGGAATGGATAGATCACTTGCCATTGTAGCTGGCCGGATTCAAGAACAACGCCTTACCGGGCGCGGCCCTTTCCCGGTCGAACTTCACCGACTGGGGGAACGAACCGGCCAGCTAAAACTTCGCACGCACGCGACCGATGCCGTCGTGACCACGACCGGCGAAACGACCACGGTCACGGGCGCAATCGGGTCGCCTGTCTTTTATGCCGAGTATCAGGAATACGGCACGCGCAAATTGCCAGCACGCGCACCGTTTAGAACGGGCATTCGTGAGAATGTGCGATACATCACGGACTCAATCGAAAAGGAAATCAGCACTTCGTTGAAACCATGAATCTTTTGATTCTCACCGCTTCAAATCGTCATTGTAAGAGATGCCGAAGGATTTGCGCGTCGGCTATCGCGCTTTATTGCACTAGTTTTCCAGAGATTCAATACTTGTCTGCCGAATTGCCAGATAATGAACACACAACGTGGTCGAAGCTTCGATTGATCGAGGAAAAGCTTGTCAGTTGTGATTATCTTTTGTGGATCGACCCCGATGCGCTGATTATCGGGCGCAACGATTTCCGTGAGTTAATACAACCGCACACGCTCAACATCGCGGTTGATTGTAATGGCATCAATGGCGGCGTGATGGCGTGGCGTAATTGCCCTGACAGCTTTGACGTGCTGAAGCGCGTTCATTCGTTACGCCCAGAGTTTGAAAATCGTGTGTGGCAATCACAATCAGCATTGGCGAGTTTCATTGATGAGGTGGATGTCTTTTACCAACCGAAAGAAATTTGGAACGCTTACGCCCCAGAGGTCAACGGCGTGCATGACGAATGCGCTGACACAATGGTTCTTCACTGGCCGGGACTTCAACCTGATGCGCCATATCAATATATGGATGCACGATTCAAGAATTTTCTGAAATCATGATCCCCGACCCGCAAAACGTTTTCGAGGAATTACAGAACGACGTAGCCGCGAAGCTACTCGACACGTCGCCATTTAACACAATCGTGTCGCCCGACGGTGCGCCGTTTCGAGTGTTCACCGAAGACGAAGGCGACATTCAGGCCGACTTTGATTTACAGATCGGGCAACTTGGACTTGCGATAACGGTGCGCGCACCGACCGGCAGGATTGAGCAGCCCGACATACCCGGCCCATTGTTCACGAAATTGGGTTTCGATGTCTGGATTAGCGAAGCTCCAGTCTTCAACCGGCAACCCGGCGCAACGTTGGCGACCAACGTGCGCTTAATGAAGGCAACCGGAATCGTGCTTGGAACGCTCCACGGATTTCAGCCGCAATCAATCAACAGTCCAATTTACGCCGACGAAATGCGAACGGAGCGCGAGCGTGTTTTGAACGGTGAACAGGATTCCAAAGGCACGTTGATCGTTTCACGGATTTGTCATTTTATCGCCCCGCAGGTCGGAGCGTTAATCAGCGGAGAATAACTAAAGAGAGAAACAAACTATGTCAGTTCCACTTAGAATCACCGGCCCCGCCGTGGCCGTCTTTAACGGGCAAACGTATTATTTTCAAGACGGCTTGAAGGGGTCGTTGAAACGCAATACGGAAAACATCACCGTGGACAACTTTGGCGCGATTGCTGCCGTTGCGAAAAACTTCATTGTCGAGTTCACGGGAAAACCTGCGGGACTTCTCAACGCCGCTTATTTGCAGTCTATGTTTCCCGACGCGCGCAATCTTCACGGTTCAAGCGTATTCGGGGCGACCGATTTGCCGCTCATCATTTGGGCGCAACACCCCTTCAACGGTTCGGATTTGAATAAGGTAACTTGGGCGCGCGGCGCAATCAGCAAGTCTCCCACGATCCTATGCAGCGCAACGCGCGGGCAAATCATCGGCGGCGAGATTACGTTTACCGCGTTAATGGCAAGCGACTTCGATATGACCGCCGTGGACGCTTGGTATGTGGCCGTAAACGCTGCATTCAGCGGCGGGGCGCTGGACATCGACATTATCAGATATGCGCGTTACACGGCAGCCCTAGGAGTGCGGTCAAGCCCTTACGACGAGATGCTGGCGATTGATGGGTTTCAACTTGAAGCCACGTTCGGAACCAAAGACATCGAGGTTGATAATTTCGGAATCATTGACCGGGTTTACGACGCCGACAGCTACGTTGCATCTTGCAAGTTCAAACCGGCGAACATGACAAAGGCCGAAGTGGATGCGTTGATTCGGATTCAAGACACGACCGCGCTTCTACCGGGTGACGTAATCGGAGGCAGCAATGAAGATTTAGTGATTAGCTCCGACGCTTTCACGGTCACGCTTGCCAACTGCGATGCGTCTTCGAGTGAAGACTTGTATCAAACCGGCGTCCTGCAACGCGGCGAAGTCATGTTTATCAACGCTGCGAAATTCAGCGGCAGCGGAACCGGCATCACGGTCGCCCCGGCGATAATCTTTGAAGACCCTTGATGGATGTTAATCTCAATCGGAACCTATGACATTTGTGACGGCACGTTAGCCGGTGGCGTAGCTATCTCCGATTTGCGCCCCTCGAACAATCGACTGTTTGATGTCGTCGTGCCGTTGGACGATTCCGACACGACGCTTTTCGACCGCGTAAACACGACTTGCGATTTGACGCTTACCGTAAAGCGCACTCATTCAAGCGTTGCGGGGGCAGAGCAATTTATTGTTCAACTCGACACGAACCTGCCGACATCAGG